CAATGCTTCATCACGTATCTCGGGTGCCTGTCTGCCCCACCATTCGATGGTGCCTTCATCCACTGTTCTACCCAATGCTGTTTGCTCATCCACATTTAATCTCCAGTATCTGCCTTCGTAAGGTTCTGCGTCTGAGTGTGGATCAAACTTGATAGCGCCCACAGTCAATATGGCAGCATCTGGTCGGGTGCCCAATGTTTCCAAATCTACCATGCCATATCGCGCCATCTAATCTCCCAAGTCAAATAATGTGTTGAATGTGTTGCCTGTTTCTGTGCTTTGAATATCCCAATCCAACACTCCCAACAGGTTGCCCAATTTGCTATCGATCACTGTGGTCTCCATGGCTGCGTGATCAAAAGGTAATTCTTTAAACCATTGAGGTATTCTCAATTGATCTGTGGGATAGGCCACACTGGTATAATCTAACGGGTTATTTTTAAGTTTGCACACAATCACTTTCATACCATCCACAATCTCTATACTGTATCTGTCATTGTTCATGCGTTTGAGTGTGTTCCAATTGATGCTGGCTCTCACATGTCCTGGCATGTTGGCTTTGCCTTGTGCTTTTTCTTTCTTTTGATAATCTGCCACATTGTTGGCACGTTTGGGAGAACCTTTTTCCCAACCTGGACGCAGTTTGAATTCATTTCTAAATGTGCTGATTCTTTCCAGCACTGCTTTCTCATCCGATTTGGTCAACACCATCAGTAATATCTCACTCAAAAAATCCTGCACGAACACCGGAGTGTCCGAACGTTTGAGATCCAATCCCATGGCTTTTACTTTGCCTGGTTTTCCTTCTACATCCATACGATTGCCTTCCAATTCATATATCAGCACAGCATATCTTTTTTTAGTGATAAACAATCCTGTTTCACTGATGGATTCACGACCTGCTTGAATCACTTCTGCTCTTGTTTTTGGACAATGAAATGCTTCACCCATGAATGCTTTAAAACTGTTGTTGACTTCTTCAGCCACTTGATCATACAGTCTAATCACACTCTCTTTGCTCCAAGGAATCAATCCAGCATCAATATCTTTCTTTAAAACTTTGTAAGCACTGAAATAAGCAGAGTCTGTGTCACCATATATCACAGCATCACCCAGATGATCGTATGTGCCTGTGATCACTTCGTTGATCTTGGCTGCCATGTGTTTGCTGATGGTTCTACCTGTGAGCGTGGTGGATTGACCTATGCGTTTGTCAAAGAATCTACAGCCTGGATTCAATATGGCACCATACAGCGAATTCAAATTAATTTTTTTGACTAATTGTCTTTTGTCCCAAAATTCAATTTCTGCTTGATTGCTGGCATGTTGTGCTTTCTTTTTCATGGCTTGCATTTCTGTTCTTTCCTGATACCATGTTTTCAACAGTCCAGGAATAACTCCTTCAAACTCTGTGGTAAACATGGTGCCATTGGCACTGATCATGATGGGATTTCTGCTTTCAAATATCATTTTGTAAATTTCTGCACCACTTTTTACCTCTGTTCTACCATCTTCCCAATCAATGGTGATGGGCTGATCTCGTCTCTGGGTCATCACATATTCATATTCCAAACTGCCAAATTTGTTTTCCCATGCTGCTGCAAATGATTTGCCTTGCAGATTCATCTGATCCTGTAGGAATGCTTCAGTGTAGGTGGGTCTCAATTGTCCTACCACACATTCAGGAGCCATGTTGAGTGCTCTGATCACACTAGGATACAGTGAATTCAAATCCATGGATCCTATCCAGTCATGCAGTCCTTTTTTGGGAAATGCCACATAAGCACCTGCTGCAGTGGTGTCATCACCTTCTGCTCTGTGTGGTCTATTGGGCACTTGCAATCCTCTTTTGTGTGCTTCATTAATAATGGCTTGTTCTGTCACGGCCACTGCTCCCATGGTGGTTTGCATCAACACAGTGTTGGCGTGTGCCAGTTCATTGCTGAGTTCTAAAAATTTTAATTTTTTATCCAAATTGTTCAGCAGTTGCACGTCCTGTCTATTGTATTCCACAAAAGTTTTAAAATCTTGGTTGTACAATTGATCCAAGGTGCCTTCATACACTGTTTTCTTCTCTCCCAACTCCATTTCACCTATGGCATCCAATCTGTATGTGTGGCGTTCTTCATAGGTATATTTTCTATACAGTTCCAAACTGTCTATGTGTACTCTGCCCACTAGATCATAGGTTTCTTGCTCACGTCCATACTTTTCAAAAGTTCTTTTTTTGGGCATCTGTGACCACAAACAAAAACGTCTGGTGTCATCTTTGCTCAATACTTTGCTGACTCTATTCACTAGATAAGGCATATCATAGCCTTCTGAGTTCCATCCACTCAACACATCCACATCTTCTATGATGTCCAAAAATGCCTGCAGCATGTCTGCTTCACGATCATACAGATACAAATTTTCAATGTGTTTGGTCTGCTCTCGGGCTTGCTCCATGTTTAATGTCTTGGGTATCAATGCAAAAGTAACCATGCTGTCGATCCATTGTAGATACACAGTGATGGCAGTGACCGGCATGAAGGGGTCTGAGGGATCAGCGAATCCTTTTTCAGGATCAAAGTCTGCTTCTATGTCAAAAAATGCCACATTCAGTTTGGGAGCATCGTGGTTGAGATAATTGGCACTGAGACATTGAAATATGGGATTGATGTCCGATTCAAATAATTTTTTGTTTCTATTGATGGCCAATTCTTTGTGAAAGTCTTTGGTGTTTTTGCTGACAATCCTGCTGAGAGAATTGCCATATATGCTTTTGAATTTGCCATTGGCATCTTCATAAAAGAATGTGTATCTTATGGGATATTCTTTGTAGATTCTTTTGCCTTCTTTGCGTTCTACCACGCGAATGATATCGTGATTTCTATCGAAAAATGCGTCTATGTAACTCATATGTTCCCATCCATGTCATTTGAGGCTGACACATACCAAACAATCGCTTATGGCCGATTATGCCTTACCTAATATAGTATAACAGTATACCACCTATGCCCACACATGTCAACACAATGTTGGTCACTATGAGTGCCGATTCTCGCCAAATCAATGCCACCATCAACCAAAACACGCCACCCAAAGCCAGCAGTGCCGGACCCATGGGGTATAGTTCTGGAAAACCAGCATTCACAAATGTGCCCACTATCAGTATGGCAGTGGCAATCCATTTGAGGATTTGATCTAGCTTATTTGGTTTCATGTCTGTCAAAAATTCTATTGATCACATTGTTCACTCTCACAAAATGAGCACACTTGGGCATGTCTTTGATGCGTCTGGCTCCAATGTAGGTGCAGGTGCTTCGCACACCACCCAATATCTGTTCCACTGTGTCTTTCACAGAACCTCTGTCTTCCAACAGCACAGTCTTGCCTTCGGTGCCTCTGTAGCCATCTTTCCTTGCACCGTGTTGTTCAAATGCTGATTCCGAACTCATGCCGTAGAACACTCGCTTGCCATCTCGCAGTTCCAATTCTGATTCGTCATGTGCTGCCAGCATGCCTCCCAGCATCACCATGTGAGCTCCTGCGCCCAATGCCTTGGCAATATCTCCTGGCTGTGTGCAACCACCATCTGCTATGATGTGTCCGCCCACGCCGTTGGCAGCATCTGCACATTCTATCACTGCTGAAAATTGTGGCACTCCCACTCCGGTCTGTGTTCTTGTGGTGCACACTGATCCTGGACCTATGCCAATCTTCACCACGTCTGCTCCGTTGATAATCAATTCTTCCACCATCTCTGGTGACACCACGTTGCCTGCTATGATGGTCTTGTCGGGAAATTCTAATCTAATTCTTTTGACAAAGTCCACAAACTGCTCGTGATATGCGTTGGCCACATCTATGGTGATCATGTTGACATCTGGGTATTTCACCATGACCTTTTTCAAGGTTTGATAGTCGGGAGAATTGTTGTCCCATATGGCACCTGTGCCTGTGCATGCACTCACATATTGTAATTTTAATCCAGTGCCCATTGCTCTGTCCCAATCTTCAATGGTGTAATGTTTTCTTAACACAGTCAGTAGTTTATATTCCTGCAATGCTCTAGCCATGCTGAATGTGCCCACGCCATCCATGTTGCTGGCCACTATGGGCACAAATGCAATCTGTTGTTTGCTGTTGCGAAATGTAAAATCTCTGGTCATGTCCACATCACGTCTTGAACTCAGTGTGGATCTTTTGGGTTTTAATAGTACGTCTGCGTAATCAAGATGTATGTTATAATCTATTCTCATTTAAAAAAATCCTTTGCGTTTACTGCTCTATCATCCACCCAAACATCATACACTGGTTTGCCCAAATTTAATGAATGGAATCTGCAACCCCATTCTGTCAATTGCTGACGTGTCAACTCACTCCAATCTTTGCCGGAGTTGCCACCTCTTGCTGTGTAATAATGAATTTCGTGTCCATCATCATACAACTGATTAACCTGAGCAATGCGTGCGATGTCAGGTGTACTGTTGACATAATCGCTGCCTTTATTATAACAGATTGTGTTGTCAATGTCAATGATGTACTTCATAGCATTACCAAACGTGTTTGAGCCAATTGTACACTGCTATCAGTGCAATGACGAGGAAATATATCTGCTGTGTTTGTCTGGCTCTATCCTTGTCCAGTATGGCAATGTAATACCATAAGGATATGGATGCTAGGCAGATCAACCATCCCAACCATTGAATGCTGATGATGGCCGTGGCGTGTATGGTGGCTGCTGTGATTCCAAAACCTGCCGCTACCCATCTAATCATTGGGTATTACTTGTCTTTGCCCACTGCTATCACCAAGTTTTCTAAATTGTCAAACTCTTCAGCAACTTTGTTCCAATCACCTTTTTGAGCAATTTTGATCGCTCTGTTGATGATGGCTGGTTTAATTTCTAATTCTTCTGCCACTGCTTTGATGGTGTCTTTCAAACCTGTGTTTAAATCTTCAATTTCTGAAAGCACATTAACACCTTCATCCACTATTTTTTTAAGTTTGGCTTGTTCTTCTGGGCCATATGTTCTTGCCATTTGTGTCTCCTTTGGTTAAGATTGTTGTATTTTACTGTCATACTGTGATAAAGTCAATGATTTTATTTCAATCATTTATTATGAAGTTTTGATATAAATTGGTAATATTCTTCAGTTTGATTGCTGATGCCGTCCGCCCAAATTTGTTTCTTTGTGAGGTAATCATGCAATTTATTTTGTAGGTCTTTGGGAGAATTTTTGCTCCAATTATGTAAATTATCTAACCAAACACTGGCCAACTCTACCCACATATAATCTGGAAATATGGTCAAAAAATTGTATGAACGCGATACTGTGTTTTTTTCGGAATTATATTTTTCCTTAAGCAGTTGTTTGTGATTCAATTCAATTCCTAAATCATACATGTCTTGCCAAAATTTATTTGTTTTTTTTGAACACAATGTATAATGCACACTGATAAAGTCTGCAATATCATCCAAAGCATAACAAACTTTTTCATTGTAATCTGTCCAATCATTGTTGTTTTTTATGGCCATAGTGGCTGCAAATATTGTTGAAACTGAAATGAACAGTGCGTTGGCTTCCATGGGCTCTATAAAACCTGCTGCCATGCCCACAGCACAAACGTTTTTTATTGCTGGAGTTTTAAATCTTTTTGGTTCCCACTTGATCAGTCTTGGTTCTTTTAAATTTTTTTTATCTATAATTTTTAAAAATTCTTCTTTGGCTTGTGCATCTGTAAAATATTTGTCATTATAAACCAATCCACACCCCATTCTATTCAATAAGCCAATTTTGAATACCCAACCCATGGAGTGCCAGATAGATTGAGTATGATTCTTACACTCTTGGTCAGCATCTGAATATTTCAAAGGACTTACCCAAGCACTGTTGGCAGGACAATGAGTGTATGCATGATAATCATTGGTTAATTTGCTGATCAATGTTCTGTGAAATCCTGTGGCGTCTATCCAAATATCACTACTGATGATTGCTCCTGATTGGAGTTCAACGCTGGCTATGCCTTGTTGATCACAATTTACTTTTGTGATTGTGTCTATAATTTCTTTTACGCCACTGGGTTTGGCATGTTTTTCAATCAAATAAGGAGCCAGTTTTTCCGCATCAATGTGATAAGCATAAGAAAAATTTTCACTGCCCAAATAACATCCATTGCTATCAAAAGGAGCTTTGTTTTTGTTCATGAATGAATACAAAGGCACAAATGAATCACTGTAATTTTGTACTTTTTTGTTATTAAATAAATCTATCCATACATCTGTTGCTCGCATGTCTGTAGGACCTATGGAAACAATATCTTCTTTAGTGATAGGTTGATTATTAAAAATTTTTTCCAAAGGCTCATTATAGTTGAAAGCAAAATATACATCTTCTTTTTCATTTATCCAATCTTTAAAACAGTTGGCATA